CCGACGCTGACTGGCTCGTCGATACTACAGAGAAGTTCTGTAAGGATCGCGCGGTGTTCAATGCTGTGCGTGAGAGTATTGCTATTCTGGACGGGCAAGGGCAGGTGACGAAGGAGGCTATTCCCGACATTCTATCGAAAGCTCTGGGTGTTTCTTTTGATACCAACGTCGGGCATGATTATCTTGAAGACGCAGACGAACGATTTAACTTCTATCACAACACCGAAACGCACATTCCGTTTGACCTTGATTATTTCAACAAGATCACAAACGGTGGATTGGTTCCGAAAACATTCAATGTTCTGATGGGTGGACCCGGAACTGGTAAGACACTTGTTATGTGTCATATGGCAGCAGCGTATCTTGCTCAAGGCAAAGACGTTCTTTATATCACGATGGAAATGGCGGAGGAGCGCATCTCTGAGCGTATTGATGCAAACCTGCTGAACGTGCCTATCAAGGATATTCAGCACTTGAGCAAAGAAAAGTATGACGAGAAGATCGGGAAGCTGAGAAAGAAAACGGACGGCAAACTAATTGTAAAAGAGTATCCCACTTCACAAGCTGGATCTGCTCACTTCCGTCATCTGCTCAACGAGCTGAAGCTGAAGAAGGATTGGCAGCCCGAGATTATCTTTGTCGATTATCTCAACATCTGTATGTCATCTCGTTTCAAGTTCGGAGCAAACGTGAACTCATACACTTATATTAAAAGCATCGCAGAGGAGCTTCGCGGTCTTGCCGTGGAGCGAGAGGTTATTCTCATCTCCGCAACCCAAGTCAATCGAGAAGGATATGGATCGAGTGACATTGCGATGGAAAATGTATCCGAGAGCTTTGGGCTCCCGGCTACTGCGGACTTGTTTCTTGGAATCATCACTAACGACGAGCTTCAGCAGTTGAACCAGTTGATGATCAAACAGTTGAAAAATCGCTACAACGACCCTACCGAGAACGCGAAGTTCGTGGTAGGCGTGGATCGGAGCAAAATGAGACTGTATGATTGTGAGCAATCGGCTCAAAAGGATGTGGACGATGGCCCTGCATTCGATAAGACCGAGTTCGGCAGTCGAGAGTCTGGGAGAGATTTTTCTGGGATCAAGGTACTCTAAATACGGGTGGAGGATTGATCCTTCACCTTTTGCAAAAGGAGAACATCATGGAATGGCTAACAGCTAACATTGGCAACATCTTTCAGATTATTACAGGTGTTGTTGGTATTGCTGCTATCGTTGCGACCATGACACCGAACGACAGCGATAATGAGCTTATTCAGAAGATTCTGGATTTCGTTAATCTGCTTGGCGCAAACGTCGGTAACGCACGCAACGCATAGCACGAATCTGATTGATTCACAGCCCGCTATCTTCGGATGGCGGGCTTTTTCAGGTCCTGCTGTGGCATAAATAGGGGAGGTTATCGGGAGGATTTGTCATGGCAAATTATGGAGCAATAAAGACTGGAACAGAAATGACCAGTTGGGATTACTATATTCTTGGTAACAAAGATATGCTCAAAAAGACATTCAAAACCGACAAGGCTGGGGACATCCTAGATGACCGCGACAGGAAGATCGCCAAATTTGCCAAAGGGGTGAGTCTGAAACTTCTCGACACCGGAACCTATCCAGGGCCAGGAAGGGTTCCTTACGCTAGAGTCAATCTAGCCGGGACGATTGGATACATCAAGATTTCATGTATCCAAAAACTAACATCAGGAACAACTAAAGTATCGGGTAAAGCTGGAATCCGACCTCAAGAGAGACAAGAATTTGGTGTGATCGAGGCGATCACCAATTTCTACAATTCATATGGAAAGCCAATCACAATTCTGAACGCGAACAATAAGTATCCCAAGATCACAGGGGTAACTGGTGCTAGTAAAAATGATGGAACGAATCAGTATGGAAAAGAACCATATGCTGATGTTTGGGTACACAGGAGAGGGACAAAGTTAGGGGTTTCAAATAAGGGTGAATCTGCTCCGTCTGTGGCTGGTGGTGGATTGGAGGGAATGTATAGGATGGACGCAGCCTATATGCACAAGATATTCAACAAAGCACTCAGCGAATCAATGAAATCAGAAGGATTTGAGATCGGATCGCACACAAAATTGTCTGACATTTTCGTTAAGGTTGATTCTACCGATTTCATCAAGAAGATGTTCGTCGGAACGACGGAGATGGGTGGTCCCGTTGACTATATGTATATCGGTGACATGGATGTTGCATTTGAGGTAGACAGCAAAAAGGGAACTCTAAAATTCACGAACGGAAACTTCATTTCCGTTGCCACATACGTTCGCGAACACCCTAACATTTACTTTAGAATCAGAAGAAGAGATGTAGGCTTCTACTACACAAGTGAGCTTGATGAAAGATTCATGCTGAATGGCAAGGGTCTTCCGTACATTTTCAAAAAAGGCAATACTGCAAGATCACGATTGGTCGTGGTTACCAAACCGACCGCCGGGTCTTTGGTTATCACATGACATTCAACGACTTCTTGACAGAGAATAATACCTTTCGCGGAGATGCGAATGAGATCGTTCTGGGAGTTCAGCTCGCAGGATCATGGGATAGTATTATCAACTCATCAGAAGTCAAGAAAGCTCTCAAGGTTCGTCGCGATGCACTCGATCCAGAAGAATACGCAGAGGAGGAACGCAGAGCGAAGACCATGGCACCCGAGCTGAGAACTTGGTTCGATGAACAAGGTTTCGGTAAGATCAAGACAGTCGAGTGGGTGGGCAGAACGACATCTGATTCGCCCAACGCTGTGGATTTGATCGTGACATTTACTGACGGAAAGACATTTGGTGTCTCTGCGAAGAGTACCGGGCAGGGAAGAGAGATTGTCTATCAGTCAGCAGGGCTTGGTACGATTGACTCTGCGCTCAAGACCAATCTCGTGGACACCCGAAACAGAGCAGAGCAGCGATTTATTGACAAATACAACCTATCGGATCAGCCTATTCGCCGGAAGGAAGAGATTCGAGGAAATCCTATTATGACAAAGAAGGCGAACGAAGAGCGCAGCGTAATACTTCGGAACATTAGAAATACGCTATATCGTAAACTAGACATGCTACCACAACCCAAACTGAAGCAGTTCATTTCCACCCAACTGTTAGGTGATAACACCCATTCTTTGGGTTATGTTCAAGTGACGGGGCATGGATCTGGTAAAGTCACGATCACAAATCCGAAGAAGAACGAAAAGCGAACAGCCCTGAAGACACAGAAGGTCGTCATGGACAAAAGCGGTAATGACTCAATTACATTCAAAGCAGGGGACATAAATATAGCAAGGGTAAGAATCAAGTATGGTACAGTTCCGCTTGCGACCCCGATTGAAGTTTCTATTGATCCTTGGTCTATTGTGAGGAGTGAGTAAATGAGTATTGAATTAGGAAAACATATGACAATCATTACTGGTGTGATTGCAATTATAGGCGCTCTTTTTGCTAGTGTCGAAGGTTATCGTGCTTTTTTGAATCGCATTGATGAGCTTCACGATCAGATCGCTCGGCTTGAAGAGGTTGAGGAACAACTTGAAGAGCAAGTCGAGAGGATGGATTATAGACTCACTATTCACAGTAATCGCTGGGCAGCGCATTACGGTCTTTGGGGTGATAGTATTGAACGCAAGTCTATTGAGACTGGAATAGATGTTCGTGCTTTAAGACCTGTGGGGTCGTCAGAAACATTGGAGTAGTTCAATGCGTAAGCTATTTTACATACTGGTCTGTATTGTTGCTGTTCTTCAACTCGGATCATTTATTAGCCTCAACCTTGGTGGCGGGACTAGTGCTGTGCCTAGAGAACAGGGTTTGCAAACTAATATAGAAGAACTTACTCGATTCCATGATCTCTGGGTTAATGAAGGCGGAACTGGACCTGTTACTACTGATCGTGGGTTACTGGCCACAGATGCGGGTGCCGCGAAAGATAGCTGGGCATATTCTATTGATGCTGGAGATTGGGAATGGGATTACATTCCAGAGCCAACATGCATTCCCGTTGGCGCGCTCGGGTTGGGCCCGGAATACGATCTTGATGGTGCTGCTTCAGACATTCTAGCCATGGCACTATACGGTGCTTTACTGGATATTAATTCACCCGGAACAGGAGATGCCTATTTTTCTGCTGTTAAGACACGCATATTAGAATTTACTAACATAACGGGATTTGGGGGAATTTTCGAAGTCCCTGAAGTAATGCTTCAAAATGGGTGTATTTTTGCAATTTCGTCTGCTATTCCGCAGATACTTGAAGCAGCATGGCTGATTGAGGAGGCTGGATATACTGAAACTAATGAATGGGAATCTTCCGATCGACAGACTCTTGCTTTTTGGGCAGTAAATGTTGTGTTTCCACTTGCAAGTTTTGATGCTAGACAACGTAAAGAATATCAGGGAATTACTGGATTGGGTGCGACAATGGCTATCGCAGCATATTCTGTTGGTATACAAAATACAGGTATAGTTGAAACATGGGATGGCTATAGGACTACGCCGAATAACTGGCTGTTGCAACCATCAACTGATCATTTACTAGAGTGGTTGGACAATTCTACAGGCCAGGCGAAAGGGATTCGAAATAGTGCGTGTTTTCAACAAAATCGTACTTTTGGGCTTCAGTCAAATGGTAGGTTCCCCGATGAAACTAGACAGGTGGAACAGAATACTTTTGGTATGCCTCCTTATGGTGGATTTATTGACGATAGTGGGAGAACTCCTTTCCCATCCAACAACGTCGCTTCATGTGATTATGGGAGTCTTGGTGCGGTCGCGGGCGATCCGCTCGAAGATCCAAATGGAACCTGTAGCACACTTTCCGGGCAAATTACATCTGGATGCCTAAGTCATGTCCAATTTCAACAGTTGGCAACAAATTCTTTTGCTCGCACCTGTGAGATATTTCGACGGTTAGACAAAGGCGGCGGCCGCTGTTTCGATTTAGACGTGCATAACCCAGGAGGCGGAACAACAGCACTAAATTCTGCTATTTTGTTTTCAACGACAGAACTTTTGGCAGCCGGAGATGTCCGGTACCGAACTTTTGGGCCATATCAAGATTTCTGGACACACGATGAACTTCAAGGATACATTCATGTTGCATCAACTTATTATGACAACTATTGTTCATATATTGCTCTAACAGACGGAGATGTTCCTCTTCAGGGTGGGGATATGTATCCGTATACAAGAATCACACACAGAGACGGTGTAGCTCATGTCGGCCCTCTTTCTGCGGGATCGACTTGGGATTGCGCTACATGGGATAACACGTTATGGTCAAATTAGACGAAGTATATAAGAACTCAGGGCTTGGTAAATGGTTCCACAAGCAATCTGCTGGTGGAGAGCCTGGATGGGATCGATACAACAGCAAAGGCGAGAAAGCTGGAAAGTGCGGTGACAGCAAGCCAGGTGAGCCTTATGCTGCGTGTCTATCCAAGCAGAAAGCAGCCAAGCTAGGAAAGAAGGGTGTCAAGTCCTTTGTTTTACGCAAGCGAGCAAAGCAGCGCGAGCTAGGCAAAGGAAAGAAAGATATTAGTGGTAAAGGAAACAAGCCTATCAATGTAAAGACAGGCGTGACGGACAAAGATCCTAACAAGAGAGGAATACAAGAAATGAGTAAGTCATTCGACGATTTTCGCACGGAACTACAAGAGAAGAATGTTCCTACAAACCCTAAGTTGTGGTCTTCTGTTCTCGCAACGACCCGTTCAAAGTTTGATGTGTATCCTTCAGCATATGCTAACGCATGGGCAGCAAAGGAATATAAGAAGAAGGGTGGAGGCTGGCGCAAGTCCAAGGGTAAGGTGGACGAGGCGATTATGGTCGCTCTTGACGAGAAGTCTGCGGCAGATAAGCTCAAGGCGCACATGAAGGCTGGCGAGAAGTATCGAAGGAAAGATGGAGATCGCAGAAAGGGTCCAATTTTCCGACCAATGAGTGATAAAGAGAAGGATGAGCGTATTGCTCATACCAAGCGAGAAATCCAGCTTCGGAAGCAGGTTGAGCGAGAGCGAGCAAAGCGACGTAACGAAGAGGTCGAGCAGGTTGACGAGAAGTCTGCTGCGTGGCAACGCAAGGAAGGCAAGAATCAGGAAGGTGGTCTGAACGCAAAGGGTCGTGCTTCATACGAACGCGAGAATCCCGGCAGCGATCTGAAAGCTCCCGTTTCCGCAGCGCAAGCAAAGAAGAGCAAGGGTGGAAAGGCTGCGAAGCGTCGCAAGTCATTCTGCGCTCGAATGGGTGGAATGCCCGGACCAATGAAGGATGAGAAAGGTCGCCCAACACGCAAGGCACTTGCTTTGAGAAAGTGGGATTGTTAAGTGGAATCATTCCGCCAATATATTGTTGAAGAGAAGGGGCAAAAGAACCTTCATATGACTCATTTGGAAGAGCTTATTCTTCTGAATGGGGTGACTGGCGGTCGTGATTCGATCAACTTTCTGCGTTCGGTTCGAGACATGCTAGCCGGGCAGAGCAAGAAATCAGTCAACATAACAGTCAAATGGGATGGCGCACCTGCGATTTTTGCTGGCATTGATCCAGAAGACGGAAAGTTTTTTGTTGGAACCAAAGGAGTGTTCAACAAGACACCCAAGTATGTCAAATCGAAAGCTGATCTGTCACAATATGGTTCTGGATTACAGGACAAATTGAGTATCGCATTTGATGAACTCAAAAAGATGAATATACCAAAGGGAATTGTTCTTCAAGGTGACATGCTGTATGGGCCTGGTGATTTAGAAGAGAAAGACTTTGATGGTGTGAGTCATGTGACATTTACTCCGAATACGATCACATATGCTATTCCAAGCAATTCTGCTCTGGCCAAGCGAGTGAAGAAAAGTAAAATAGGAGTCATCTTTCATACCACATATACGGGTGACACGCTACAGGACATGACAGCCTCATTTGGTGCTGATGTGTCTAAGCTACGAAGAACGGGTAGTGTGTTTTTTGATAACGCAGACTATCGTGACGTATCAGGAACAGCTACACTGACAGCGAAGGAAACAACTGAAGTCACTCGTTATCTGTCTCGTGCGGGAACAGTATTTCAAAAGATTCCCGGGCCAGCTCTACGAAAGTTTCTGACGTTTCAGCAATCGTTGTCTGGATCGGTTTCTGGAGCTTCTTTTGCCACATATACCAATAGTCTGATTCGTCAGGGCAAGACGATTACAGATCCGCGTAAGCATACCAGAGAATATAGAGAGTATTTCAAGAACTACTGGGAGACGAAGGTGATTGCGAAGGTGAAGAGCCCCGCGAAGATCGAAGAGAAGCGTCGGCTCCTGAAGGAGCATTTGCGGGCTATTGCGGAGATCGAAGTTACCCTACGAAGTGTCATTGAGTTTCAAATTAACATCATGGCAGCAAAGAATATGTTGGTAAGAAAACTCAACACTGCTGGAGGAATGGCGAGAACCTTTGTGAAGGTGAATGACGGCTATCGTGCGACTACACCAGAAGGATTTGTTGCGATTGACAGAATGAGCGGAAACGCAGTTAAACTTGTGGATAGACTGGAGTTCTCTCATCTCAACTTCACAGTAGCCAAGAATTGGGACAAGTAGAGTTACCGTAACACATAAATAGAGACACTATGGCAAAAGACCTGTCTGAAATGCGCGAGGAGCTACAAGAAGCCCTAACGACTGCTCAACGAATGAAGCGGCGAATGGTGTTCCGTCGGTCAAAAGCCAGAATCAAGATAGCACGAGAACGCGCCCAGAAGAAACTCGCACCAAAAGAAAAGCTAGAAAAGCGAGCAATGAAGCAGGCTAGAAAGAAGATCGAGATGAAAATTCTTGGAGGTAAGAAAAAAGACGATCTTCCGTTTGCAGCACGAACCGCGATTGAAAAGAAAGTGGATCAGCGATCTGCTGCTATTAAGCGCCTAGCAAAACGAATGTTTCCTGGCGTCCGAAAAGCTGAACTTGAGAGACTTCAAGCATATCGGAGAGGTGGACCAAAATGAGTACCGCAGTAGTCACATTCGGTCGATTTAATCCTCCTCACATTGGGCACAAGCTCGTGGTGGATACGGTCAAGAAGATCGCAAAGAAAGAGAAAGGAACGCCTTTGGTGTTTCTTTCCCACACTCAGAATCAGAAGAAAGATCCTCTGACATATGATCAGAAAATCAAGTTTGGAAAGTCTTTTTTCGGTAACGTAATACAAAAGACGAATGCGAAGAACATCGTTCAGATTGCTCAGGAACTCGATGACAGCTATGATAATCTCGTGATGGTTGTGGGCGCAGATCGTGTCAAAGAATTTGATAATATGCTTCAGAGATACAACGGAAAGGACTTTGACTTCGACAGTGTAAAAGTCATTTCCGCAGGAGAGCGAGATCCAGACGCAGATGATGTAACCGGAATGAGTGCGTCAAAAATGCGAAAGCTCGCTGCTGATGACAACTTTGCCGAGTTCAAGAAGGGTGTTCCGAAGGCAACTATGGCTCGTGCGCTGTTTGATGCAACTCGACAGGGAATGAGAGTTAATGAGAGATTTGAAAAGGATGGTGTATTTGATCTAATTGAAGCTCTTGAGGAGCGAGAAGATTGGGACGATCTTACCGAAGATATTATAAATAACAGACGATTCAACTCACTTTTGAGATTTGGTCTTGTTGCAGATCGAGATATTCCGATTACAAAAAGAGCTTTCTCTGACTTGAAACGAGCAAATGTTGACTGGACACTGAGGGACATGGTGTTTCAGGTAACACAAACTATGGCCGATTACATTTTAGAGGATGATCTACTCTACAACAGATTACTGTTACTCGTTCAGCGAGATCAGTTCTTCAATAATAAAAAAGACTAGGAGATAACTATGTTTGGGAAGAAACCTGTTTCAAATTCGCTGATTGACGCAGTGAAGAGTGTCGTATCGGCAACGCAAGAAGACGCTGCTGGTGTTCAGATCGAGGCTGGAGAAGCTGTATATGTTATTGAGGGTGCCTATGAAGGAAATTCTGGAAAGATTTTAGAGTTTCCTACGGCTGGTAAAGCACTCGTTCAGCTCGATCATGGTCGCGCAGTTCCAATTACCAATGATAGCTTTGTTTGTGAACATACGATTGAATTATTTGAGGCAAAGAAGCTCGATCCAGTTGGTCAGGAAGACGATGACGTTGACAACGACGGTGATTCTGATGAGTCGGATGAGTATCTAATGAAGCGCCGAAAGGCAATCAAGAAGGCCATGAAGGAAGGAAACTGCGGTTGCTGTGACGGTGAGTGCCAGTGTTCTGCTGATTGCTCTGATTGTGACTGTAACGAAGAAATCGAGCAGGTTGACGAGCTAAAGGTTTCCACAAAGATTCGAGCAGCAGCACAACGCGCGGCTGATGCCTCCGGCGATCGTATTGATGCTCGGTGGGCTACCACCGATTCGGGCGCGAGAGATGCGGAAAAGTCAGCCGTAAAGAACCAACGCTCGGCTGATAAGATGCGAAGTCAGATTGCAAAGAAGCACGGAGAGCGAGCAGCTAAGGGTGTCGATAACCTCGCCAATATCCGATCTGGTAAGAAGATGTCACATTCGCGTGTGAGAAACTCTCAGAAGTCTGACAGTCTTGCGAATCGACCAAGCACAAG